ATTGACCGGAGATTCAGCCATAACTATTCCTTTTCTGGTACGTTTTCAGCTTCAGGCAAAGTCCATGAGGCCGTAGCGGTGCCGATGAAGTCGCCGTCGCTCATTAGGCAATAGCGACGGTCACTGCACCAGTGGCGAAGTTCACGGAGATTCCGGCAGGCAGTGAGCCAGTCAAGCCGGTGGTCGTGCCGCCGCCCTTGTAGTTGCCAGCCGTCAGGGAGTCCCAGATACCGAAGTAGGGGATGCCGCCCGACTCGACAGGGAGGTTCGTGAAGGTCTGCGAGTTGGTCGAAGCCTCCGAACCACCCGATGCCGAGCCGAACGTGATGGCCTGACGAGCGTAGGAGCCACCCGAGATTTCGTTCGTGCCAGTCTGCGCAGGGGTTGCCGAGTGCAGGCTGAGGTAGTAGGTCGTCGAGGGGACGAAGATGGCGGCGATTGCCGTGTTCTCCGATGCGACTGCGAGTAGTGCCATTAGTGCTCCTTAGTTGTCGATGATGAGGGACTTAGTAATCTCAGGTCAGGGCGTAGTAGACGACAGACCCAGAGCCACCAGTTGAGTACGTTGTGCCGATGGTTGCAGGGGTAGGCGACCCAGTAATCGTTGCTGCTTGCAGTGGTGGGTTGTTGCTATTGGCAACAGGCGTCATGCCGTTCGCAGCGATGGTCGGCATTGTTGTTGCCGTGATGCAGGCTCCGACGTAGTAGATCCCCGTCGCAGGAACGGTGTACGTCGTCGAAGCACCCGAGGCGACAGTGGCGATGGGCCATGTGAAGTAGGACGAAGCAGCCAGCGAGTTCAGGTTCTGCTGAGCGGTGGCAGCGACCAGCGTGAAGGTGGAGTAATTAGCATTTGGCGTGAACAGTCCAGCCCACGTTCCGGTGACCGTTGCGCCTGCGGTGGTGTAGGTGCAGAAGGTGATGTTGCTTACGACTTGACCAGCGTACAAATACACTGCCGCAGTACGAAGTGTACCCGAGACTGGCGTGACGTTTCCATTGACGAACGTCCGAGGCAAGCTCTCTGCAACGTTATTGCCAATCGCTGAGCCGTAAGCAAGGGCCTGAATCTGTGAGTTCACGCCACCCTGCACCGAGGTCGATACGACGGAGACCTGACCGGAGCCGTAGCCACCGATTTCGTGCTTGGCGATGGTCGTTCCGTTGTAGCCTCGTCCGTTGCCCTGGCTCGAAGCGTAGATCGTGACCTTGTTGTCGTTGTAGTTGGCAGCCGAGCAGAGAATCTGCTCGCTGTCCACCTGAATCACGAACGGGCCGGAGGTGCCGAGCGGAATAGTCGTCGGGTTGCCGCTTGAGTCCACTTGATAGAGCCCCTTGAGGCTGTAGAGCGTAATGGTCTCATTGTTCTTGTAGGTTGAGGCAATCGGGCCCACGAGCCATGTAGTTGGCTCAGTCAGAAGCGGAGCCACGAGGTTGTTCACTGGTAAGGTCATTTAGGTTCTCCTAGTTTGATTTGGTACAGCATTTCTTTGTGGTCGGCGAGCATCTGCTTCGTGGCCTCAGAGACCTCGAGGTGATACTTCGCCAGTTCTGACGAGATGCGATCTGCACGCTTCGCAGCGATGAGCAGAATCGCCCCCTGTAATCCTGCCAGTGTCGAGAGCAACAGGTTCAGCAGAATGAACGGGAACGGGTCGAATCCATTGACGCACATGTTGTACGTCATCCATACAGCCATGAAGCCGACGAACGAGAACACGAAGGGCCACGAGCCCATGCCGTGCCTCATGCGGTCGGCGGCCTTCTCGCCTAGTGTGCGGTCATCCCCCGAGCGAACGGCTGGGTGGAAGTCCCAGTGACCGATGCGCTTCACAGGCCCTCGTGCGCCCCGAGGTGACGGTCAATCTTTGCGTCCGTAGAGTCGAGCTTGAGGTCGAGTTTGGTCAGTGCGCTTTCGATGCGGTCAATTGCGTCTCGCATGGACGAGCCGTGATTGGGCTTGTATTGCGCTTTGATTTCCTCAATCTCCGAGGCGAGGCGCTCGGCAGCGAGGTCTGAGGCACGAGTAGCGATGCGGTGGTGGAGGAATTGCTTGACCTGGTTGATGGTCTTGAACGTACCCCAGACGAAGCCGAGGAAGAAGCCGATGCTGACGATGAAGTTAATCCACCAGTTAGCGGTGTTGAGCGACAATCCCAGCATCATGATTTGGGCTCGAAGGGTCGGACCTCGTGGCCTTGCACTTGTGGGACTACCTTCGTCAGGTCGGGCGTGGCGACCTTGAGAATGTCGGGCGTGCGAGGCGTTCCAGCGATGCCGGTGTGGAAGCGCAGATAACGCTGAGGCTGGCGACCGTCTTGGCTGACGTGGACGAGCGAAGGGTCGCCCTGCTGACCGTGCGAGATGGTGAGGGGGTCGTGACCGGCCTGCACGATGAGCGCCGTGTGCCAGCCGGTGTTTGGGCCGTAGACCACAACGTCGCCAGGCTGGACTTGTGCGAGGGGAATCTCAAGACCGTGAGTGAGCAGGGTGCCGGTGTAGCCGGTGTGGTTGTAGCCCAGTCCGTTCGGGTCGTCGGCTCCGGCGATCCAGTAGCACCACGTCACGAAGGCTGAGCAGTCAGCGTTGATGGGGAACTTCGGGGGGAATACGCCGATGGCACTCATGCGCAGAGGCCCCTCGGTGTAGTTGAAGTGTGCGCTGTTTGCGTGAGCCCACTGCGCCCATGCGACGATTGCTTGGCGTGTGTCGTTCATGATTCTCCTTAGTTGATGCCGATAACGGTGATGTGGGCGTAGGCGACAGTCATGGAGGCGCTGCCGCCGGTCTTTGCGAAGAGGTAGAGGCTAAAGGGCTGGGTGTCGGGGGCGTTGTAGATGAACGAGCCCGAGAACGATGCGGCCTGTGTCGCCTTTGTGAAGCCAATCTGGTAATCCATGATGATTGGGGAGGGGGTCAGGGTCGGGTCTGGGTTGAGACTGAGAGCGGCGTAGACCTGCGTGTCTGCCGAGGGCAGGGAACTGGTCCCGCCGAAGTTGAACAGGATGAGGTAGCGCAGGAAGCCAGCAGGCGCAGTGTTTGGGCCGGTGTAGGTGGCGATGCTTGTTAGTGCGCCGAGGTTGGTGTAGTTCGTGGTGACACTTTTGCCCGTGTTGCTCGGCGTGCCGCTATCCCACGCCCCACCCTGTCGCCAGAACGAAGCGTCTGAGCCGTCGCCCAGTGAGGTCAGTGATGATCCGAAGTTCGAGGAGTTCTTGATGACCATTAGTTGTGTACCGGATAGGGGTCGAGGACGAATGAGGAGTGCCAAGTGCCAGGGTCAGCCACGAAGTCGTGCGTGATGCTCTCGATGACCATGCGAGCACTAATAGCGTTTGCTCCCGAGGCGTTAGGCATCGTGCGCTGGAACGAGATGATGTCCCCCAGACCTGCGCCCAGCATTGAAGGCAGGTTTGTTCCGTTGCCGGTCTCGCTCATGAGGGTGACGTTGTTCACTCTCCACAGTGGCTGGCGATAGAGGTAGCCGAGGAAGTTGGCGGTGCTCAGAGCGTCGTCGAGCGAGGTGGAGACCGTCGAGCTCTTGCTCAGGGTGGAGAAGCCCCAGCGAGCCTCGGCGCTCACGTTCTCGTAGATCTGGTCCGTGCCCGATTGCGGAGTGATGCGCACGGTCGTCCATGTGTCAGCGTCGTCGAAGATGACCTCAGCCGAGGGCCCGTCGTAGTGCAGGGCTCCGCTCGCCGTGTCGCTCCAGGTGTAGCCTGCGGCGCTCGAGGTCGGTGTCCACGTTCCGGTCTCGGTCGTCGAGTTCCATGACCACGTTCCGAAGTAGTTCTGCGTGTCGAAGCGGAAGGTCCCGTCTGGCATCTGATAGAACGAGCCTAAGTCGGTGTCTGTGACCTGCTGGATGAGGTCGAGGGCGGTAGAGCCAGTGACCGGAGAATCCCAGTAGTAGGGCTCTACAGAGGCGTATCCGTTCGATGAAGCGCCGTAGACATAACTCACGGCGGTCTGGTAAGAGTTCGAGATGACGTAGTTCCCGACGCTGAGCGTGCAGGTCGAGGACAGGCCGCCGTCGTTGTTGATGGTGCCCCAGCCTGCGAGGGTCAGCACTTCGGCGATGCGGTCGCCCGAGAGCACCTTGTTCGAGGTGACGGGGTATCCCTTTTGAAGCATCGTGCCTGCGGTGTATCGCTGCTGAATCTGCGCCTGAGGAATTGAGACGACGTTGGAGATGACAATCTCGTCCACCTGCCCGTTGAAGGTGGCGTTAGTGCCGCTCGCTCCGATGTTCAGGTTGCCTGGTGCGCTCAGCGACGAGGCGGTCAGCCCCGTGATGGCGGTGAACGTTCCGTCGCAGTAGAGGTAGGTCGTTGTACCGACCACGACGAGCCCGACGTGGTGCCAGTAGCCGTCATTGACTGCGATTCCCGAGGAGACGGAGAGGGCCAGAGTGGTCACGCCGGTCCACGCTTCGAGCTGCCCCGAGGTGCCGACACGAATCTGCACGGTGGTCGAGCCACCACTGACTAACTGAGTGACGGCTTGCCCGTTGGTCTGCTGACCAAGAATCCAGAAGTCGAGGCCACCGATGCCGGACTGCGCAGGGAGTTTGATGTATCCTGCGCCCTGGTTCGATGCGCCGGAGAGGTCTGCGCAGCCGTTGGTGTCGTAGATCAACACGCCGTTGTCGGGATAGGAGACCTGCCCGACGAAGGTTCCGTTAGCGGCGCTCGAGGTCAGGTCGTAGACGGTCGTGTTGTAGGCCACGCCTGCGCCGGTAGAGGTGTAGGGAGCGGTGACGGAGACGGTGAACGAGTTCGCCGAGATTGCCGTGACAGTGGCGTTCGAGACGTTGAGCGCCTGATTGCCCCCGAGCCCTGAGACGGTCACGTTGTCCCCGACCTTGAAGGCGTTGCTCGTGCAGTAGTAGGTGACGGTCGAGCCACTGCCGACTGCCGAGGTGACGACGGTGCTGGAGTAGTTAGAGCACCGATACCAGTTCTTCGTGGCGGCTGAGTTGGCGTAAGTTTGCCAGAATGAGGGGCGGTAGAGGTACTTGAGGCTCAGGTACTTCGTCAGGTCGGTGGCTTCGATGTCGAGGTCCGAGTTGAGTTGGTCCCCGACCTTCTCTCGGATGGTGTCAATTACGCCCAGGTAGACAGGGTAGGTCGTGCCAGCCCACGTTGCTTGAATTGCCACCGGCATCCGAGGGGCGATTTGATGCGTGTTGTTGAAGAAGCCGTCTCGGTTGTTGAGCGTCATCTTTAAAGTCGCCGCTTCGACACGATCGAGGTAGTGCTGCTTGCCGGTGCGAGTAGAGAAGTCTCGGACGTACTTGCCTACATAGGTCCAGTTCGCGTCAGATTGTTGCGAAGATGGGAGGGCGTGGTAGGGGAAGGTTGCGAGGTTGGTGATGCCGAAGCCAATCCATACGTCGATGACTGGAAGCGATGCGATGGTGGTCATCGGAGCCTCCGCTTCGTCGTAGGTGCTGGCTTCTGCTGCTGAGCCGTGTGTCCGTACAGGTTCCCCATCGAGCGTACCTGTTTCGTCTGCGAGATGCGGATGGCCTCAGCGACGGCCTTGATGAAGGCAGGGTTGGAGACGAGCTTGTGAGCGAGGACGGTGAGGTCAATGTCAATCTCTACATTTTCCTGACTCATTAGGAGATTTTGACCTTGAGTGAATAGTTGCGCTGGAGGTCTTGCTTAGAGAAAGTGACCAGAGCGTTGTTCGCTTGAGCCTGGGTGATTTTGTGCTTGTAGAACAGATTGTTGATTTCGTCGAGTTGCTTGCCGAGCACTTGGATTTGCGGCCCATTGGGGTTGAGCGGATTTTGGATGCTGGTCACTCCACCGAGAGCGTTCGTCGTGGCGTTAGAGGGAATGGTGGGCCCCGAGACTGGTCCACTCCCTGAGAAATACATGGCAATTTTGTCGAGCAGGGTGCCAGGTGCTCCGAAGATTGAGCCGGTTCCTCCGCTTTGAGTGTAGTGAACTTGATCCACAACAGCCTTCGCACCCAGCGCAGCAATAACAGCAGGGCCACCGATGTCGGAGAGCAGATTGACAGCACCAGCGCCGAACTTTTTAGCGAATCCGATAACTCCACCAGCCCCACTTGAGGCGAGTTCCGTGTCAGCAATAGCGAGTTCAGTAGCGGCGGCGGCGGTGTTCGCGGCAATCTCCGTGAGCAGTGAGATTTGGGTGACGGCCTGCTCGCCAGTGACGACGGACTTGACCCCTCCGGCAATCTTGCCGAGACCCCCGAACAATTTGCCGAGGCCCGAAGCGAGTTTGTAGACGACAGCCGTAGCGAAGATGCCGATGGTGGCATCGGTGGCAATCTTCTGAATCAGTGGGTGCTTGTCGAAGTATTTGACCGCTTCCTGCGTCCAGTTCGCTAGCGTCTCGACACTAGGCAGCAGGAGAAGCCCGAAGCCGGTGAGGGCGTTCTTGGATTGCTGTTCTAATTGCTTGAGCTTGAAGTTGAGTTGCTCAGAGGTGAGCCCGAATGTGAGGTCAAGTTTGGCTCCGCTCGAACTTTGCAGGTTCTTGTTAGCGTCGGCGACTTGGTTCAGGTTCTTGGCGAGGGTCGAGACGAGACCGATGGAGGCAGGGCCGAACGTGTCCTTGATGAGCGTATTCATGGGGATGCCGGTCTTGCGTGACTGCACCTCCAGCATCTTCAGCACGTCCACGAGGCCAGTGCCAGGCTTGCGAGCGGTGGCGGCAAGTGTCTCGGCGTTGAGCCCGAGCGCCTTCATCTGCTTCGCCGAGGCAGAGGTGGGGTTCTCAATCTTC